TTATTAGCGGCTGTCGCTACGATGATCAAAGGTACCGTTGCGGCCGCGGCTGGCGTATAAAAACTTTCGTCAATTACGCTAACTTCAACTCCTGGTGATGTAAGTGCCATTGTTGTTACTCCTTTAAATTAAGTTCTTAAACATATTTAGCAGTGATAACCAAAAATACGGTATTATATACAGCGAAAAAGGTATGGAAAAGGGCGGGTAAATACAATTATGAGCAGACCTTTATGTAAATCATGTAAACGTAGACCCTGTGCAGTAAACTATAAGAAGGGTCGTAAGATCTATTATAGAAGCAAGTGTGAGCAGTGTGCAAGAGGTAGAACACCAAGCATACCTATGTGGCATCAACTAGGATATCGTCAAAAAGACAAGTGCGATAAGTGTGGCTTTACAAGCAAACACAATGAACAGTTTGCAGTATATCATATTGACGGAAAACTAACAAACTGTAGACACAGTAATCTTAAAACAGTATGTGCTAACTGTCAGCGTATATTACACAAAGAAGGATTTACTTGGAAACAAGGTGACTTAACACCCGATTTTTAAGAAACTCAATACTGCTGTCGTTTTCTATAACAGCATCAAATTCTACATTGCACCATGCCCATTCTGATATATGCACATCAGGATATTGTTCTTGCATCTTGTTAATAAACACAATGCTTTCGTTCTTTTTCTTATCCGCTGATACTCGCATTTGCTTTTGTGCTACGTCCCACCATTCTGGTTCTTCACCGCGTTTTACACGCCATAATTTACCACCAATAGAACGTATCATATTTGCTTCGTTTTCAAAGCGTACATCCGGAATAACAAAGTTTGAATCAGGATTTTCAAGCAGTTGCTTTTTAACTAGACTAACCCATATACCGTCGTAGAAACCATTACGCATACAATCTGTACCAAACAGTTGTAGCACCAGTCTAGGTGTAATAGGATGTCCTGTTTCTGTGCTCCAATAAGGATCTACTTTTTCACGCCAAGCACGTGAATCGTCTGTGTTACCTTCTAGCATTTCGCGATCCCAGCCAAACACACTAGCAACACCGTCTTTAAGTTTATCCGCAAACGATATTTTTGTAAAGCCACGTTGCTCTACCAAGAAATCTGCTACGGTTCCTTTGCCCGAACCAATCAACCCACAAATACCGATTATCATAAAAGATCCTTTATTCTTGAAAGCATCTTCTAATTGTATAGTCATTAATTTGGAAAGTCAAGCAGTTTTTAGCCAATTACGAATGATAATGGCTTACTGCCATCTACGTAATTTGCCAAATCCATTTCCAATTTCTCCATTTCTGCTTGTGCGTCTGCTTTGAGAGCATCACCGTTTAGGGAAGTGCCGCCTTGTGGCGTTGAAATAGTTGCAAATTTGCTTCTTGCTTCGCCTAGCATATATTTGGCTACTGCAAGAGTATAATCTTTTAACCACTGGCCAGCATATGGATCACTTAAAAGATTGAAATCTGGACGAAAGTTATAAAGTTGCATTAAAACTTGTTCGTCTGATCTAGGACGTTGCATGATTGTTAACTTCTTGCTAACCGGTTCAAATTTAAATGTAATAAATGAACCAAACATTCTACCAACCATTTCTTGGTATCCTGCAAAAGCATAGTAGGTTGCTAGTCCGCCCATTTGTGTTGAACTTAACAAATATGTGTTAGTGTAGGCTAAGTTGAAAGGCTCAAACAGTGTACCGCCGTCTCCGCCGCCTGTTCTTGATCCAATTGAACGTCTAAAAAGTTCTCTAACTTCAATTACTTCGTTGGGAAGAATATAATCATTGGTATCTTCCTGTAATTCTAACACAGCATAGGATTCTTCAACAGCATTTTCAGCACGTTGTCTATATTTGCCTAATGCTTTTTCAAGTGCTACTTCGTAATGATTAGGATCGAGTTCAACATCGATCATACCGTCGCCTAGCATTGTGCGAACGTAATTAAAAACCTGCTGTTTCTTGTTATCTAGTTCTGTACTCATTATAGTTTCCTGTGCTACATCTATTTATTCAATAAATACTATTACTATGCCAAGACTAAGTTTATATAGACCAGAGAAATCTGCAGATTATCGCTTTATTGACAAGAACGTTTACGAGTCTTTTCAAGTGGGCGGAACGGACATATTTGTACACAAATATGAAGGACCTGTTGACCCCGGAGATAGCGCCACTGCTTCACAGCCACGTGGCACAAATGATATTCCTGAAACAAAAATACAAGATTTGTTATTTTTAGAAAACAGAGACAGAAAGTATTCAGACGATGTTTACACTATTAGAGGAATTTACAACGTACAAGATTTAGACTTTGATCTAAGTCAATTTGGAATGTTTTTACAAAACGACACTATTTTTGTAACATTTCACTTAAACACTAGTGTAGAAAATTTAGGTAGAAAATTAATGAGTGGTGACGTGCTAGAGTTACCACACCTAAAAGACGATTATGCACTCAACGACTTTAGTGTATCACTGAAACGTTTTTATGTTATCGAAGATGTTAGTCGTCCAAGCGAAGGATTTTCACAAACATGGTATCCACACTTGCTACGTGCAAAGTGTAAGCCGATAATTGATAGCCAAGAATTTAAAGAAATTTTTGACAAAGACAGCGGAGAAGGTACAGGTTCAACTATACGTGATGTGTTGTCAACTTATGAAAAAGAAATGCAGATCAATGAAGCAGTTCTTAATCAAGCAAACGAAGATATTACAGGGGATCCTAATCAACCAGTAATTAGTGGTTATGATACTAAACAGTACTTTGTAGTACCAACCGATGCTAAAGGTAATGTTGCAATTAATGATGACGGTTCTAGTAGACCTACTCTTAAAACTGCTAAACAAAACTTTTATGTTGGATATCTTACTGGCGATGCTGTACCACCTAACGGTGCTTTATACGGATTTGGTAGTCAATTCCCACAAGCGGCCAGCGAAGGAGAATTTTATTTGAGAACAGATTATTTTCCAAACAGATTATTTAGATATAACGGAGCAAGATGGGTGAAAGTGGAAGATGGTGTACGAGTAGAACCAATGACCAGTGATAATGCTACAACACAACTTGGTACATTTGTAAACAATAGCAATACAAATAATATTAACGGCGAAACAGTTACTGAACGCCAAGCACTATCGCAAGCACTTAAACCTAAGGCAGACAACTAATGCAACATTTTTATGACGGACAAATAAGACGCTTTGTAACACAGTTTATTCGTGTGATGAGTAATTTTAGTTACAAAGACAGTGCAGGTACACTTCGTAAAATTCCCACAACCTACGGAAACCTAACACGCCAAGTAGCACATATTATAAGAGATAACAGCGAAAACAAAGTTGTTAGTGCTCCACGTATTAGTGCTTACATTACAGGTTTAGAGTATGCACGTGATCGTGTACAAAATCCAACACACGTAAGTAAGATTCATTTGCGTGAAAGAGACTATGACGAAGCAACAGGTGAATATTTGCAAACACAAGGCCCGGGATATACCATAGAAAGAATTATGCCTGTGCCATTTAACTTGCAAATGAAATGTGATATTTGGAGTACTAATACCGATCAAAAGTTACAGATTATGGAACAGATGCTTGTGCTGTTTAATCCAAGTTTAGAAATTCAAAGCACAGCAAACTATGTTGATTGGACCAGTTTAAGTTTAATTGAACTACAAAGTGTAAATTATTCTACACGCACTATTCCACAAGGAACAGAAACAGAAATTGACATTGGTGAATTAGCATTTACAATGCCTATATGGATTACACCTCCAGCAAAAGTCAAACAACTAGGTGTTATTGAAAAAATTATAATGAGCGTTTTTGATGAAACTGGTAGTGTTAGCGATGGAATTATTGACTCATTAACTCCAATTGTAAACTTTAATGTATCTCCAGGAAGATTTGGATTACTTGTGTTAAACAATATTGCTAAACTTTTATCACCTGGAGAAGGTTTAACAGAACCAAACGAAGCAAATTTTGAAAGAACGGGAGAACCCGTAAGTTGGTATAAACTTCTTGATCAATATCCGGGCAAGTTTAGAGCAGGTTTGTCAACTATACGTCTAGCAAAAGCAGATGGTAGTGAAATAGTTGCAACTGCTAGTGTAAATCCTACCGATGATACCGAAATGGTTCTAAGTTTTGATAGTGACACTGTTCCAGCAAACACTGTACTAGCGGATAGCATTAATAGTAGAGGCACCGTGGACGCTATTATTGATCCTTTAAAGTTCAATCCAAATTCAAATAGTTTAGCCGCAGGCACAAGATATCTAATATTAAATGATATACATCAGCATATAAACAATGATAGTTCTGATGCAAACATGAATGCATGGCAAAACGCAGATGGAACACTATTGCAAGCAAGTGCAAATGACATTATTACATGGAACGGCGCAAATTGGGAAATTACGTTTGATGCAGGATCAAATGACGAGCGTGCCGATTCTAGCCAAGCACAAGACCCTGTCTACATAACTAATACATATACAGGCGTACAGTACAAATACACAAATAGTTCTGGCGCATGGTTAAAAAGTTATGAAGGTGAATATTCAAGTGGGTCATGGCGACTAGTAATTTAAAAGACAAAAACATTGTTTGCAGTGGTGCATTATTTTATGCACGTAATACCAAACGATTTTTATTCCTAGAACGTACCAAAACCAAAACAGCAGGTCAATGGGGGTTAGTTGGCGGTATGGCAGAAGGTAATGAAACTCCATGGAAAGCACTTGAGCGTGAGATTAGTGAAGAAGTAGGAAAAACACCACCAATTAAAAAAGTAATACCATTAGAAATGTTTACTTCAAACGACAGTAAATTTTTCTTTCACACATATCTTGCTATTGTTGAAAATGAATTTATTCCTACGCTAAATGACGAACACAGCGGTTATGCGTGGACAAACGTAAACTGTTGGCCTAAACCGTTACACGTTGGCTTACGTAACACACTTCAAAACAAATCAATTAAAGATAAACTACAAACTGTATTAGATTTGTTAGTTTAGTTCTACGTAATTGTATTGGTCATAATCACCTAATTGTTTAGGTAAAACATTAAAACTTATTGATATCCTACCGTTATTAGAATTGTTTGTACTATAATGTACAAGATAACTAGGAAATATTATCATCCTACCTTGTACTGAAGGAATCTCATAATGATTATTTGTAAATGGGGTGTCATTATGAACAGGAATTTGTAAAATGTTTTTTACATTACTTTCTCGCAAAAGAACTGTAGATCCAAAATTATCAAAATATACAACTCCACTAAAAAAACTATTCGCATGATGGTGGGTATGTATACCTTCTTGTCCTTCATACTTATTTGCCCACATTTGTGTTATAAAAAAGTCATTTTCTTTATATCCTAAATTTATAGCAAACTGCGATACCTCATTACAAATTTGTTTGCTAAAATCTTGTAATAATTTATCTTTATGTAAATCAGGTGCCGTTTGCCAAAACAATCTGTTTCGTGACCATACTAAATGATTAATTTTAGGTAGATCAATTTGGGTTACACAAATAGGTGTTTGAAATGCTCCAACAATATCCATTATATTTTTTTCCTATTAGTTTTTAATATATCTTCGTATAGTTCTAATTTTAATATTTCAATATTTCCAGAAATTACAATTCTAGGAGTTTCTCCTGTATATGGAGGCACATGATGTCTTGCTTTACT